CCGGAGGGCCGTTTTTACGATTCTCAGGAGCGGAATTACCAGCGGAACTAGTAACGACCGGAATCTTGTTAGTACCCATAATAGGACTTGTAGTGCTATTTGGATAATCTGTTGTAAATTTTGCTGGAGGTGTTTTACCACCTGCTATTGTAAAATCACTTGAATACTCGTTACCTATTACTACTCTTTTGTAAGGATCGGCACCATAGTACTCACTTGCTTCTTTGCTTGCCTTGTTTTCAGGTTGTTCACCTTCTTCTGTGCCTAGCACTGGATTAGGTTGATCTTCGTACCCTTTGCGTTCCTCTTCGACACTGTTAACATACTCTTGTGTTTGTATGATCATGTGATTTGGATTCATACCAAGTAGCTCTGCCATCTGTGTAATCTGTGGCGGTGTAGCTGGATAGTTGAAAGTAACATCCATAAATGTAACACTATCGTTTTCGGCTTCTGGAAAGTCAGGTAATACTTTTTGTATTGGAGTCTTCTTAGGCTCTGTCATCTTTACGACATCAAACTGCTGAAGTTTTTCTTCCAATGCGTTTATTAGTTCTGCATCTACATCGCCTAATATTTTGATTCTATAATCAAATGTTTGACGTGTTTCTACAAGGTATTGTGCAAATGATTTCATCTTATGTTCCTTCTGTGCAGTATTTAGCAGACTAGAGCTCATTTCTCTTCTTTGTCTTTGTTTAATAACCTATCCAAAAGTGCATTTCTATCCAGTACAACACCGGTTCCTGTTGCAATATCTTCTGTGTTGGCAATTACCTTTTGATCTAAGTTTGCTTTCTTAAGTTGCAAGTCAACCATCTTTAGTTTCTTGTTTAGTTTTGCAGTTTTAGCAGTGATAGCATGTCCTAGCATTGTACTAGCCACACCAAATATATCACTTGCCCATCTACTGTCAACATTCATTCCCAAATCCATTAGATCATCAAAGCCTTTGGTGGCTTTGTCAGCAAGATCATCCATTTCTGTATCGCTTGCTTCTAAACCTCTCACTTGTGGTAATGCCGCTTGCACTTTGTCAAGTTCACTGAGTGTGTTTTGCATGACTATATTATTTTCTGGCTTTGCTTCGGGTACATTGTCTGGGGTTACTTCATCAGGTAACCCATCTTCAACAGTGTTAGTTGGTAGTTCAAACAGTTCTTCTAGTTTCTTGGTCATGTGCTTCCTTCAAACATTCTGGACATACGCAGTCATGTAACTCTGTGTTAATTGATACTAATGGTTCAATCATGCACCAACAGGTATAATCTGGATCGCAAGTAAATATAGTGTTACACAGTTCGCAAGTCTTCATTATACTTATTTACGTTTTCCACCTTGACGGAAAATGTCTTCCTCTGTTATTACTCTAAATGTCAATCCACTACGTTGACACCACTTTTGTGCGGCGGCCCACTTGGCATGATTCACAGCAACAATCATTCTATCTCTGTTACTGGCTTTGCTTTCGAGTATGCTTTGTTTCTTTGGTTTGATTTCAATTAGCTCAGTGACAACTTTGTTATGCTTGTTTCTGTATTGGATAAGGAAATCAGGAATATAACGTGTTTGTTTACCTGTAAGTGGATTTATATAAGGAATAACAAGGCTTTCGCTTGACCAAGTGATTATATGATCATTACTATCACAAAAACGCATAAATGCAAGTTCCCAACCACTGCGATACTTAGGTACGCCTTTGCCAGCATACTTTTTAGGATTCATTACAACATAAGGACCTTGCTGGAACTTGTTAGCCATGCTTCACCTATATTAGTATATTGCGGGCAGTATATTGATTTGGAGTTGGAACAGTGGTTATGCCAAGTAATGTCGTGTTACTGCGTTGATTGTTTAGATAGTAGGCTAGAGTAGCAGTAATTTGTATAGTACTTTGATTAGCAAGTTCATTGAGTAGATCTTCAACTGGAGTTCCGCTATCCTCTTGTATTTGAAATACAGCTAGTGTAAAATTTCCTGCTTGTTCTTTGCTTGCAAATATACTAGCAAAAAAACTGTACACACTATCATATGCATTTTGATCAATTACCAACTCACGTTGATAAAAATCATCAAATACTCTTACTGTTGGATCTGTTCCTGGATTTGGATAATTAACAGTTGTCATGAATATTAACCTCTGTTATTAGGATTTTTGCCAACTTGACCTGGAACAGTTACTGGTCCATTTAAGTTAGTAGGATTTTGATTTGTACCTGTGTTTGCAGATTTTAAAGTTGCCGCCTGTTCATTTACTGGTGTAAATCTTGCTTGTTGCGGAAAGAAACCAGAACCTCTGGCGGCTCCTGGTAAATCTTGTTTTATCACACTTCTAGCCATATTAGTTGATTCTGTTTTGAACATCTCATTGAGGTCACGCCCTTTGAAGGTTTCAAATGCAGTACCACCTTTCTGTATTGCTCCAACTACACCTGCTAGGTTACCAGCACTTAGATCTGTAATAATGCCAGAACCTGCATCAATTAAACCACTTTGTCCAAAGATTGTAGCTGTAGCACCCGGTCTTGCCAATGGTGACTTTGTTGTATCGTAGTTGGCTGCATTTCCAAAACTTGGAATTTGATCATCTGGTGAACTACCGTTTATTGCACCATGATAGTATTTTACTGTCTCATATTCAAAAGTAAATGTATTTTGCATTATACCGTTACCTTCTGCATAGTTGTATGTGTCATGTTCAAATGAACTAATAATTGGATTAACTAGTACATAAGCTGCAAATTGATGATCGTTAAATCCAAAAATTGTTATATCACGGAAAAATGCTGGCTTGCCACCTCTAGTATTAGTAGGTCCATCCATATAGCTCTCGCCAATATAGCCCCAGTCATTGATTTCTCTGTCTTGTGTATAGATATCTCTAAAACCATAAGGAAAAGCCGCTCCTGGATCAACACCGCTGGCATTTTGTCCAAGACTACCATTTGTTACTGCGGCATCTAGGTATTTTTGGCTAGCGTCTTTGTAGTAGTATGAGTAGTAGTTATACCATAGCTCTCTGGCTAAATCACTGTTATCATCATGCATAACACATGTGATCGGATCATAATCTATTTGTGTTTGAACCTTGCGTTTCCTATTGTATTGATTCATAGTATCAACTGAAAACTTGTATGCAGGAAGTTTGATTTCTTTGACAAGCATACTCATGTTAGCAACGTCTTGTGCTTGAAAGACAGATTGTAGTTGTGGTATCAAAAATGAATTTATATTGAATACAACATGGAATAGAAACTTTTTGCGTGGAGAAAGGGCCGAGTTATTACTGCGAAACGCTTTGCTCGCATGTGTATAATCTCTTAAGAAATCGTTTCCAAAAAATCCTTTAAGTACGTCTTCACCAAAAGCCATAAGTTACTCCTCTAACTTAATTAGCCAGTTATAACGTCACCTAGTGTTCTTCCTACTGTAGCTCCAACGCCTGTTCCAAGTGGTGTCTGCACTGCGTTATCATAACGTAGAGAACATTCAATTGTTACAGGGTCATTTGATGCGTAGTCCAAGTCACCATAGTTTGCACTTACTAAGAAGCAACCATATAATTCCCATGTCTCAAGTACGTTTGGTGTGCTTGTGCCGTTACCACCGTCTAATACTTCACAACGTGTAACAAACTTATAGTCAATACCTGAACTTGCTGATGCTTGCTCTAGTGTATCCATTTGCTTTTGTATTTGCTCACCAACTAGTCTACTTACGTTTCCGCCAGCGTCATCTCTAAATGTTGCTGATACTGCGTCCCATGTTTGACGTCCAGCAAGATAGATTCTACTGTTGTAGATTGGTACTTCAATTTCTTCAAAGTTTATAGTAGGTCTAGTAAAAGTCATTACCTGTTTGGTAAGTTCTGTTCTAGGTGTAGACACTCCCATATTCTCAAATACCACCCGGTAGCGATATTTTAGTTTTGGCATTAACAGTCCTTGAGTTGGACTGGATTGGTCTGACGCCAAAGGTACTGTCATTCTTGTTAGCGATGATACGGCCATTTTCTAATTCTCCTTATTACAAAAGTATTTATCAAATTTTTGCCACAAAAAAATGGAGCCGAAGCTCCATTTATATTTTTTTTCTTGTCTTATGTAACCGCAGCCGCACTTGCTACGTTACCTGCGGATATCTCACCTGTGTTTTTAATTCTAACTGGTATGTAGATAAACTCAACAGCTTTTACTGGCTCAATTGCAACATCAACATATAACTCGTTGGCGTCAATTCTAGCCGGTGTATTATTAGAAGTATCACATACTACCAAGTAATCATATATACCACGTTTTGCTACAAGATCAATCATCAAGCTCTCAATAGAGTTTTTAATCTCATCACGTGTTGTGGTATCATTTGGCTCAAACACAAAGTTCTTACCAATTGTTTCTAGTCTTCCACGTATAAATGCTACAAGTCTTGCAACGTTTATTCTATCAAGTGAACTTCCAGTAAAGGTTGTTTTGTTACCATAGTTAAGTATGCCTGAACCAGGAATAAAAGTAACTGGATTTACACTATTTGAATAAAGTGTATCTCTTAATCCTTGTCTAACAGCAGTCTGTACAAATTCACCTGTTGTTGCATCTACATATCCAATTTGACTTGCATTATCAACAGTACCACGTCTTGTGCCTGCTGGTGCTAACCAAGGAAACGCTACATCATCTGAACGTATCACAGTTCTCAATAGCATGTGTGTTGCTGGTGCAACCACTGTTGTTCCTGATAAGTCTGTTGTTTGACAACTTGGATAAAACACTCCAAAGTATGGATCAGCGGTTGTTAATCCATCACCATCGGCATTGGTTGCCCAATTGGTAATAGCCGTTCCTGTGTCTGGTGTACGCATTGGCATGTCACTTAGAATAAATCCAGTGTTGTTTCTCTCATTGTTCAATGCTACTAGGTTATTTGCTAGTTCCTCATAGTTTGGAGCACATAGTAAATTAAATATCTTTTGCTCTTCTCTTAATTCTTGTGCACCATCAACTGATGATTTAAGTGCGGCAACAACAATTGCTCTCACTGCTTTTCTTCCTGCATACATAGCACCATCTGACTGGTTACCACTAGCAGTTACCCAGGCATCTTTCACTGTTGGCAATGCACCATAAGTAGCAAATGGAAAGTCTGTGGCATTAAAATAATCAGATTGGAAACTCTTTACATTAAATCCACCACGTCTTGTATTATAAAGTAACATTCCAGTTGGATAAAGTGTAGGATCTGGCTTGTCTAAGTCTACATAATTGCTAGTTAACAAACCAAGGATAGTTGGGATATCTCCTGTTATTGGATCAGTTGTTCCGTTTCCGGCCCAACGTGCATCTGCAAACAATACACCATTCTGTCCTGTTTGATCTGAATTGTCTATCAATACCCATTGATCAACTGAAGTAACACTTTCCCATCTATAAATTAATGGCCAGTTGTCTAAGTCAGCAGTTGAAATCCAAATATCTCCATATACCAATGCACTTGCATCACTTTGCGTTGTTGGTGCAGTTGCAGCAACAATTGGACCATTTGGTGATGTAGCACTTAGATCAAAACCTCTAGCATCTGAGCTTACATTTTGATAACCTTTCCATGCTCCACCATCCTGGATCATAATATCAACTTGATCAGTTGCACTGTAGTACCAGTATGTTCCGTCTGCTGGATCAATACTTGGTGCGGTTGAACTTGCAGTGTAAACTGGAGTTGTACCAAACCCTAATGGAATCCAGTTACTTAAAATTAAATCTGATGCTGGCCCGTTCCTAACTTGGCCAGTTGTAATTGCTGAACTTATTCCTGTATCATTTACTGGATCTCCACTTGTATCTTTTAAGTGTATTACTCCGCCCTCTGTGTGTTCAATTTGTACGGCACCAGTTGATAATACTCTTGCAGTTGTATTTGCTACATTTGCGGCAGTAAAAGCTGCAACAAAGTCTGTAGCACCAGTGCCTTTAAGTGTAGCAGTTACCGCAGTGGTAAGTGTATTACTGTTTTTTGCACTTGCCTGAATTGTAAATGTCTCTTCAGCAATATATGTTGGACTAGAAATTGATCCTGTCACAAGTGTTGCACCAGTTGTATATCTTTCAAATATTTTGGTTGTATATGTATCATCAGCTGACACGTCATATTGTGAATACAAACTTCCAGTTGCAATGTTTAATCCGCCACCTGTAGGATCTAATGCTTTTAATGCACTTTGATCATTTGTGTAAAGTGGATTATTAAGTGTTGTAAATGTATCAGTTGCTACTGCATACTCTTTGACTACTAAGTTGGCACCAAGATTCACATTGTTTGTCTTATACCAAATTGATCCTGTTGGATGCGGCTCTGTATCAAAGGTCTGCCATTGTGGGTTACTATAATTTGGACCAAAGTGTACTACTGGAGCATAGTATGGTTTACCTGATCTCGAAGTACTTGTAGCAATTCCTATCTCAGTTAACAATGTAGAACTGTTACCATCATCGATCATTGCAATACCATTACCATCGTCAGTTGATCCATCGTTAGCCGCAGTACTGTCTGCATAAATTTCTAATTTGTTATCAGAACTTACTAATGCTTTTACGCCTGTGATACTGGCACTATTGATATCACTTGCCATAGTAGTTAAACTTGTTCCACTAGCAGTAACAGTTGTATCGTTTATTACAAAACTATTACCTGCTGTTATTGTAGGATTTGTAGCAGTACCAATTACTGTTGGCCATGAATTCTTCCAACTATTGCTTCCCACTAATACCCATGTATTTGCAGTAACACTGGCTGCAGTATTTCCTGGAGACTTATAATATAATGGATTGCTTGTGTTTGTTGTGTTGATTGCATAATCACCAATGCTTCCAATTGATGCTAACGGCACACCACTTGCTATACCACCTACTAAGTCTGCAACATTTGTTATCACTGTTGGAACTTTGTTGGTGAAAACGTTTGTTGTTGCTGACCATTCAAAAGCACCATATGAACTTACACCAGTATCAAACCAATATACTCCGTCTGCTGGGTCTCCAGTTGGACGTGTTGTTGTTGCAGTAAGTTCACTTAAATCAATATCTGCTCTCTGAACGTATGCTCTATTGCTTACTCCTAATGCAGAATAGGCTGCTAGTAAACCATATTCATTTAGTTCGTATCCGTTAATACTTGTTCCTGCAGCAGTGCTATAGAAGAACGGAGTTCCAAATGTTGCTGATAAGTCTCTCTGTGATGTTATCAAGTAAGGCTTATTTGCGTTGGCTGCAGTTGTTCCTGCGGCTACGCCTACGCCTGCTCCACTTACTTTGTTTTGAGCTGTTGCTATCAAAATAAATGGAACTGAATTTGTTGCGGCTGGTAGATAATTACTTTCGTCTATAATGGTAACTTCTACGCCTGGTGATGTTAGTG